TAGATCTGGTCGTCTCCGCCCAAATCGAAGTCGCTGTCGTTCTTCTTGGAGCCGGGCCGCTCTATGAGGCCCTTCACGCCGGCCATTCGCCCGCCGGTCTGCGTGATGACGTTGCCGTCGATATCGAACGTGACGTACTCGCCGCGCTCCACGAATACGTCGCCGCCCGGCACTGGCGGGAGCTGCAATATCTCTCGCGCCTCGTTGATGGTCATGACGCGGCGGTCGAGCATGTCGCGGATCATGTTTCGCTTGGACGCGTTGGACGCGTACTCGAGCCTGTTGGCGCTGAACATGATCGCGTTGCCGTTCGCACGCTCGCGCTGCGTGAACAGCATCTGCGTGAGTCCCTCGCCAAGCTGCACGGCGAACGGCTCTATCTGCGACTCGTAGAACGCTCCGAACTGCTCCTCGGAGTAGTTGGATTGCAGGATGTCCTTGTTGATGCCGAAGTAGCTGTAGACGTTGTCCTCGATGCGCTCCATCTCGGAGTTGTCCACGGTGTAGCTGTACGGCTCGACCTGCTTCATGGAGTCGAACGTGTTGTCGTAGAGCATGAGGCCAGTGGTGTTCTTCGCGCTGAGGTTGTCCTCCGCGAACTTCTTGCGCTTGGCCTCCATGTCCTCGGGGCGCATGCTGCCGTTCGCGGCCGCGATGAACTTGATCTTCGCGCCGTTCTTGATTGCCTGCTCCTGCGCCTGCTCTTGGAAGTCCATGAGCGCCAGCGTGCTCTTGAGCGCGTCGTTCCGGGTGCCGAAGAAGTCGCTCTCGTACTGGAATCGGGTGAGCAGGCAGACGCGGGACAGCTCGATGGGCATGGTCTCGCCGCTGCCCAGGTAGAAGCGTATCCAAGGCTCGCCAGCGTACTCGACGACCTCCGCGCTCTCGAACTTTAGCGGGAACAAGCCCGTCACCTCGAGGTTGTGGTCGAGCGACGGCACCACGGCCACGGTGTTGTCCGTGAGCATGATGGTCATAAGGCGGCCTATCATCTTGGGCCACGTCATGTATTTGTTCGGGGCAGTTTCCACCGCACGGCGTATGCGGGGCTTCGCCGAGCCGATAACCTGCGGCTTGAGCTTTGACGCCAGAACCGATGACTTCTCCACGGCGGCGCGGGTCAGGGCCTTCTCGTAGAGCTGGCCGTCCCACGTCGAGAACACGGGGTTGTATTCGGTTATGGTCTGGAAAGTCGTCGCGCTCTGGACCTTCTTGGAGTCCTCGCGGTTACGGGGGCGGAATATATCCAAAAATCCCATACCCCAAATGTAAGGCGGCGGCGGCGGGCGTCAAGCCGAAAGTTCCTTCGGTGAAGGAATCTTCGGGTCGCGCCCGTCGCTGGGATGGGGCTATATCGAGGCCATGTAGTCCTCGCGGTGGCGCATGAGCGCGATGTAGGCGCATATCTCGGCAGCCCACCCGTCGATGCGCCCCGTGCTGCCGTTCGCCTTCACGGGCTTGATGTTGTCGTTCGTGTCCGTGATGATGCCGACGTTCATGCGGCACCACTGGTTCACGGGGTTGTTGCCGTCAACGATGCGCTTGGCCTCGTAGTCGGCGCGTATCTGCTTCATGGGGGCTGAGAGCGTCTGGGGGCCGAAGCGCACCTCCTCCATGCGCTTCTTGCCCACGAACTGCCTAGCCCCGTCCTTCCAGCTGTCGTCCTGAAGGTGCCAAGGGTCGTAGCCCATCGCGAACGGGTAGATGTCGAACTCGTCTCTGAGCTGCTGCATCCACTCGAACACCACGCGGTGGTCGATGGTGTTGCCCGGCACCACGCGCACCAGCCCGTCGTCTATCCAGCGCTGATAGGGAACGTTGTCGCGATTCTTCCGCAGGCCGCTCTTGATGTGCTTCTCCAGCTGCGTCTCGGGGATCCAGTACATGCTCATCTCGTACATACGCTCGTCCCCGGGCCTCATCATCAGCGCCTGCGCGGCGGTGAGGTCGATGGTGTCCGATGCGTCGTAGCCGATGATGCAGTAGCGGAAACCCATCTCCCTGTAGTCGAACTCCTCGCGGTTGACGGCCTCCTCGAAGCGCAGCCACGCGCTCGCCTTGTTCTCGGGGATGTTGAAGTCCTTGGTCATAACCGTCGGCAGGAACGATGGGTCCTGCTTTGCCTTGTTGACGTAGCCGCGCAGCGCCTCGACCTTCTTGATGGGTCCGAGTCCGGGGTTCGCCTTTATCCACTTCGACTCGTCCGTCCACTCCGCGCGGGAGTCCAGCTCGTAGATGACGGGCAGGAACGTGTCGTCCACGGCCTTGCCGTCGAGGATGCGGCTGGCGTAGTCGTACTGGTCGTCGAACAGGTTGTCGCGCTCGAAGCCGTTGGTGGTGATCTCGATGATGAGCGGCTGGTCGCGGGACGGGGTGGCCTGCTTGATGAGGTCGTAGGTGTCGCGGTTCGTGATCGCGGCCATCTCGTCGATGGCTGCGAAGTGGACGTTCAGGCCGTCGAGGTTGCGGGTCTGCGATGACAGCGGCGTGAAGTAGCCGCCGTTTCGCCTGTACTGCAGGCCGTCTTGGTTGCGGGCGGGGATGATGCCCTTGTGCAGTCGCTTGGAGAGCGCGGGGGACTGGGCGACCATACGCAGCATGGAGCCGTAGAGCAGCGATGCCTGGTCCTTGGACGTGGCGGCGCTGTAGCACTGCGGGGAACCCTCGCCGTCCGCCATGAGCATGTATATGGCGAGTGCGGCGTTCGTTGTAGTTTTGGAATTCTTCCTACCGACCACCCACATGCACTCGTGGAACTGGCGCAGGCCGTTGTCGTCAACGAAGCCGAACAGCATCTCGAGGACGAACAGCTGGAACGGCTCGAGGGCTATCTTGCGCCCCGGCTTTCCCTCGGGCAGGCAGCAGTAGCGCTCGATGAAGTTCACGGGGCGCAGCGCCCTATCGGCGTCGTAGTGCCAGCACTTGTAGCCGCCGTCTATCCTCGGCCTCATCATGCGGCACAGCTTCTTTATCTTGTCGCAGGCCACGATCTCGCCCGAGAGCACGGAGTCCATGTACTCGGCGCACTCGCGCCCCGTGCGGTTACCTGGTGAGGAACTCATCGAACTCGTCGTCCTCGTCCGCCACAACGGGAGACTTCTTGAGCGCCTCCATGACCTTCGTGGTGTTGGTGAGCATGTCCACCAGCTTCTTGTAGGGGCCGAGCGCCTCGTTCTCCACCTGCGCCATGTGGCGGTTGTTCACCGTGCCGACCTCGCGCTCAACGAGGATGCCCTCGCGCTCGAGCTTATCGCCCGTCTCGCTCACCATGCGGTTGATGCGGGCGTACTCGCGCATTACGTCCTCCTTGGATACCTCCGTGAAGCCGCCGAGGTCGCGCACGCGCTCCTTCAGCTCGTCAAGGCTCTCGCCCTTCTTCTTAGTCTTCCTCGTCGCCAAGGGGCACCGCCCTCCCGTCCGGGCCGAACGCCATGCGCGGCCTGTAGTCGTCTGGATAGTGGATCTCTGCGTGGCAGTCGCGGCACACGCGCATGAGGTTGTCTGGGTTGAGCGATATGGTCGGGTCGCCCACGTTGTCGCGGTTTAGGTGGATTATGTGGTGGCATATCTCGGCGGGGACGAGCTTGCCGCGCTCGAAGCAGCGCTCGCACATGCCCGGAGGGCACACGCGGCCGTCGAGGCACGTAACCGGCTTCTGCATGTACGCCTCGCGCAGCGACTTCCACGCCTTGCTCTTGTAGAGCGCCCTAGCGAAGTCGCGAGCCATATCGTTCGCTCCCCCCGCTGGCGTACTTCCTCACCTCGTAGTAGGTTGCGCCGAGGCGGTCCATGATCTCCCTGTTGGAGCACCCGCGGGCGTGCATTATCCTGATGGCCCTTATGAGGCCGTCGCGCAGCATCCTCTTATCCATTGGCGCACCACCCGTGCCCGATGTATTCAGTTGTCGTTGCTTTTGCCGCCGATAGCCAGCTCGAAACACATGCCTTGCCCCCGCCGTACAGCCGACGGTGCCGAATACCCCTTATAGCGCTACCGCCCGGCGTTGCCAGCCAAGCCATAGCCCCTCCATAGGGTCGTTTTCCATAGGCCACTAGATTATGCAGCCCAACCTATAGCTAAGTCTAATATTCTTTCGGCAACTTCGCCTATCGAGGGCCGAAAAACGGTTTTTTAGATTCGACTTCCGCTTTAAGAGACCTCAGGCCGCCGGTCCCCCAGCTAGACG